TGTGATTGATCTGGCTTAATAACAAAACAATGTTTAATTTCTTTATGTAAAAACTTAGACCACCAATTACCATCGTCATTAGTAAATACAACATATATGTCAGAAAACACTAAACTTTACCTTGGCGGTTATTGGTTTACTAAAACCTTGTCTGCTTAATGCTTGTCTTCCTTCACCTTCGCCCTGTAATGCATACTCTAATGCTTCTACTGGGTGAGAATATTCATTCTTATCTGGTTCGTCGGTGTATCTTTCGCCTGATACTTGCACTCTTCTATAGCAAAAACCACCTTGCAACCCTTTTCTAATCATAACTGCTCTAGGTAAAACAGTGAATCTTGGCTTTCCATCCATGCACATCTCTTTCATAGGCACTTCTAAAGCAGCCCTACGTTTCATAGGGTCATTAGATTGCGTAGGATTACACGGTATACCAGCAGCCCTCATAATTTGAAAAGGCGTTTCAGAATTAGATTGGTTTTTATTGTTGCCAGACGGATCACCCCAGCCTTTAAAATTATGGTCAGGGTACATTTCCTCAATATAACGCTTTAGAGTCGGCGCAAAATCTACAGCACCCGAATCTGTTAACACCATTTCATCAAAACAAATCCATCTTCCTATAGATGTTCTTTGTAAAAATGCACAAGCCGGTGTACGCCCAAAGTCAAAACCCAAAACAATAGGGTAATCATGGGTAGGTTTAAATTCTAAATGTTGGCAGTGAACAGAATCAGTATACATAGGATGAACAGGCTTACCGTTAGACACAAAACCATATTCATTAGCTAGGTTGACCTTAATCCAATCATTAGTTTTGCCAGATAAACCACGCTTATAGTAATCAACAGGAAGATTAATTAAATTTTCAGCATTTTCGTTTACTATCCATTCTTCTCCGTTTTTTAAAACACCGCCAGCTTGTCTGTAAAATGCCCAATCTTCCGGCCTTTCTATTTCAGCTAACTTAAAATACCAATGATCTTCATCAGGAGCGTTACTATCACCAAGTATTCCATGATGAGTAGGGCGCACACCTTCTTTGTTAGATGGGTAACGGCCATGACGTAAATCAAGCATATCTAAAACAGCTTTAGAATGCTCCTTAGTCTCGTTTAACCATACCCATGTAGTTTGTATACCCCTAGCTTTCTTAACGTGTTCTGGACGATCAAAAGCAATAAAGATAACATCACATTCAACCTTAGTTCCATCCTCTAAATTAAATCGTATGTAATGTGTAGGCGGTTCTTTATTTCCTTGTTTAAAGTCACCTAATTCACCGTGTATTTCTATCCAATCTTTAATGGTTGTAGAAAATAATTCAGAATAAGTATTACGAGCAGCAATAACCCTAGATAGCCTAACACCATAGTTTTTATGTTCTGGGTCGTTAACAGGCTCTTGTTCGCACATTAAATCAAATAGTTTAAGTATGCATTGAACAGTTTTGCCAGAGCCTAGCGGCCCCATAATAAAACAATTTCTAGCGCGACAATCAGAAAAATCCTGAAGCACCTGACCTTGAGGCATTAAATTATATTCAATTTGACTCATATCTTTTTATCTTCTATCTAAGTAAACGTAAATGAGATTGTTTAGATTCAATAACAAACCCTACAAAATGCGAATCATCTCCTCTTAAATTGTAATCGTTTATAACTTCTTCAGAAGGATAAGAAACACTAGTAATTGCAAAACAATTAACACATGGAGCTTCTACAATAAACTCTACTTTATTATTATCTGATTTATGCACTATTACTTCTTGAAGAATACTGCCGCATTCACCACAACGTATTTCTCTCATTTTGATTTACTCAACTTATCAACGCGTTTTTTTAGTTGTTCTATTAAAATTGTTTGCTGTTCTATTTCAGACTTTTCTTTAAGAATTAATACTCTTAATCTTTCTTCATCTGAAATTTGAGGCATTGGGAAAGGCAAAATCATTTTTTACTCCAATCAATAGAATCAAAATTTGATTTAAATAACTTTCTTGAGCTAACTGTTGTGTTCCTAGCGTGACTACCTTTCCCTCCATTCTTCTCAGGAAAATGACGCTCAATATCCTTCTTAGGCAACTTGTGAATAAACCCTTTATGTTTCATTTAACCTCCAGCATAGTGTTAAGAATAACGGTAATCAAGTATAATTGAGGTGTATGTGGGCTAGAGGCTAGTGAATAATCAAACACTAGAGCCGTGGTTGACCCTCCAGACATAGCCTCCTTAATCAGTCGGTACTGGCTAAAGAATAGATTAGAGATTCGATACACATACAATAATACCGATGAGCCGCTTTCTGCCCTCATATCTAAAATTAATCTCAACCAGAGGTTAAAGGGTTACCATGTCTTATTAATAACTCAATTAACTAATAACATTTATTGATAATACTACCTTATTTATAAATGTTTTTTTAGTCACTTTTTTTTTGAGAGAGACATATATACACCACACACGCGCGCACGCGGGAGGGGGGGGCACCTCTTTTATCTAATAGAATCAATCACTTACGTCTGATTGTGATCCATCGTATCGCTTTCGATTTACGCTGATCGTTAAGCCGCCGTCGGTGCTTATCTCAGTCGCTTTTAGAGTAGGCTGAATGTACTTGGCTGTTCTATCCAACGCTTCAATAGCTGCTCGATGATCTGCTATATCCCCGGTTATATTGGCTTGTCTTTGAATCTCGATAGATGATTCGATCATGCTCATTATCGGATCAAAGTCTGGATACCTAGCAGCCAACCGTTCCGCTAACAAACGTTTTAAAGGCACATTGCCACTACCTGTTGGTCTTGCCATGTTTTTAACTCCTAAGTGCTTATCTCAAATGAATAATCTATTTATAAGATTGTATCATTAATACCGCTTATACATAAATAACGCTAATAATCATAAGTAATGTTTGCATTCGTGAATTACTTGTAACTATAATAACCAACAGACACTAATAAATAACCGACAGGTGCATAAAATGACTAAATCACAAATATTTAAAACTTTACTCGATCAACATGACGAAATTGAGTGCACGAAAGCTTTTCTCTTATTTACTAAAGATTGGGAGGGCGATTTAGATCAGCGAGCGGTTCAAAGGGATAAAAAAATTGCCCAACAATACGCTGTTCGTGAATCTGCGCGGTTGCTACTGGGACGAGCAATGTATAAGTCTTTCTATTCGTCGTGTAAAACAATCACTCAGACTATGTGGTACCCACGCCGCGAGTTTAATTATGATGGTACGCCGCTCACTGAGTCACAAATAGAAACACGCGACTGGGCAATTGCGCGAGATGCTAAACGCGCAGCATAGTCATTATCATCAAGCACATTCATGTAGTGTGCTTTTTAATATTAACTAACCGAAAGGTAACTAAAATGAAGCATATAGTTCACTTAGAAACGACTAGCATTACTTACGACGGCCAACCCAAAAGAGTATTAAACAAATTTGCTTACAAGCATGAAACGGATGCAAAAGCGTTTTTTTCAGATATGGTTAGAGACGGCGAAGCTGGCGACATTGTTACACGCGCTATTTATACAGATTTAATCGAAATTGAATTTATAAAATAACCGAAAGGTAACTAAAATGAAAAAAGACATAAAAGAAGAAATTACTCAAAAGATTGTTGAAAAAATAGAATTAGCACAATCTACAGGTTCTGATTGGACTAAACCCTTCAGGGATTTGGGAGGCAAACCGACAAACGCAAAAACAAACAACGCGTATAAAGGATTGAATGCGCTTTGGTTGGGCATGAATGGATACGCTATAGTAGCTACTTATAATCAGTGGCAAGATTTAGGCTATCAGGTGCAAAAGGGCAGCACTGCTATTGCTATAACAGTACCGCGCATTAAAAAGGATAAAAAGACCGGCGATGATACTTTGATAGGTTTTGGGGGCGCGAGTGTTTTCCCCTCATCAATGGTTTTATCCATTGAGAGCGGCGAACAATACCCAGACCCGGCCGTTAACGCTGTCGATTTAACTGCTCGCATTCAAAGTGCCGACGATTATATCAATCGTTTGAATTTTGAAATTAGGCATTCTAACGAAGGGCGCGCTTATTACACCCCAGCCGGTGACTATGTACATATGCCAGTAAGAGAAGCGTTTAGCGACACCAAAACAAGTTCAGCTAGTGAATGCTATTACTCCACGCTGTTTCACGAATGCGCGCACATGACCGGCCACAAATCACGATTGAACAGATTAGACTCTAAAAATAAACGCGGTTATGCTTTTGAAGAATTAGTAGCGGAACTGAGTGCGGCATTCTTGTGCAATCAACTGGGCGTATCTAGCGAACCTCGAGAGGATCATATCCAATACCTAGCTAGTTGGTTGTCCGCACTTAAAAATGATACTGATTACATATTTCAGGCCGCGAGCCAAGCGCAAAAAGCTGTTGATTTTATGGATGGGCTACAAACTAAATTGGAGGCGGCAGCATGAAAAATGCTATGCATAACACTATAGCAGTTGAACTTAAAAATTCAGATCAATACTGCTTATACTGGCAAGATAAGGATGGTAATAACTCAGAGTTTATATGCGTTGTACATGGCTTTGAAAACGCTATCAGAGTAGCTAATGGCATAGCCTATGAACAAGTCGAATTTGTTAAACACCCATGCTTTGTGTACGAGGTGACAGCATGATTCAGGTAAGAATCGAGTATGAAAATGTTAATGTCTATGGCGGGTTTTCTCAGTACGCAATTACTGTAAAAGGTGAATCACTCAAAGCAATACAGCGATTGTTTATTAAAAAAATACCGACTGCTTGCAACGTATATTTTTATGAGGTGACAGAATGAGCAATTACAAATGGGCAGTAAAGCGGCTAGAAAATGCTGACACTGTGGAAAAATTAAACAGAGTTTGGGGAGGTTTAGTTAACGTTTATATAGTTGGCCATTTATCAGATAAAGACATAACGAGACTTGATCGAAGGCTATGTAAGCGACTTGATGAACTACAACAAGAGGTGACAGCATGACATTCTATACTAGGCGCGATAGATTAATGGCCGAGGTTAAACAAGAGCGCGCGTATATGCGACGGCGACAGATTATTGATATGGTAGCCGAATTGATATTATGGGGCGCTACCTGTGGATTATTATATGCTGGGCTTTTCCTAGGCTAACGGCGATTGCCGTGTGACGCGGGGCAGCGCACCGCGAGCCAATACGCGCATTAGCCCCTATTAAGGGGCTTTTTTTATGCTGCTTGTAGGATGGTATAGATAGGGTCGCTAATCGCTGTTAGAAAGGGATTAAGAGCGGTTTAACGAGGCATTTATTAGCTGTTGATCGCTTATTTAAATTAAAACTAACGGCAATGTTTACCTATTTACC